CGGCAGTGGAACAAGTTCAAGCGGCCTAGGGGTAGGGATTTGGACGTGTCGAAGCTAGACAGGTCCTTTACTGGTGAGTTGACGAAATGGACACACTCTGTCCCTCTTTCAGTCATGGCTCAAGAGGATCGAGAGTTCGTTGAACCTCTCCTTGCCACCCAGTACAGACCCCGGGTCGAGGGACGAACTGATGACGGGTATTTTTCCTATGAGGTTGATGGTACACTGACGTCTGGACAAGTCAACACCAGCCTCTCTGGAATACTCGCCGTCACTGGCATGTTATACTCGTTCAAGGAGGAAACAGGCCTGGAGTTCGAGGTCGTTAATTCAGGTGACGATTTCTCATTAATTTATGAGAAAGAAGACGGAAAACAAATATCCGAAGAGGTAGGGCCTTGGTTCCTCAGGTTCGGCATGGTTCTTGAAATCAGTGCTGAATATGACACCATAGAGCATTTGGAATTCTGTCAAACTCACCCCGTTCGTGTCGGTGATGAATATCGCATGGTTAGAAACCAAAAGTCGGCATTCAAGAAGGATAGCGTTAGTCTTAAGCGGTTGCGGACAGAAACTGAGTTCGCTGCGTGGATGGACGCTGTCTCTAAGAGTGGCATGGCTACCCATGGAGGCATCCCCGTTGCCCAGGAGTATTACACGATGATGAAACGATCGGCTGACCATATTAAGAATGGCAGTTCCCTCAGCGTGAGGCAGAAGAAGCGGTTGAGATACGCTACAGCTCGATACGAGTTAGAGGATGGGTCTATGAAGTGGTTCGGCTCAGGCATGTCTGAAAAATATGCCCCGATATCATGGGAGACTCGTGTGTCCTACTACCTCGCGTTTGGCGTCACTCCAACTGACCAGCTCCTCCTCGAGGCCACTTACCGTAGCAAACTCGTGACCTTTGGTCCTGAGAAAGATCAAGAGCGTAACACCTTTGTTACCTTGTGGGGCTAGTCGCCTTAGTCGGGCGCCAAGTAGACCCTGGCACGCTCGCCAGGAGAGGGGATCCGCGACCCTCCTTGTTGTACCAGCTGACTATCGAGCTAAGACGCATATTTGCGCCGCGCAGAAGTAACACGGGTATTGACAACCCCGCGCGTTTACGAGTCATGGGGTTTTCGGAGTTAATAGGACCAAAACTGTCATTTCAGTGCTAAGCAGAATGCCAAGAGACTGCACGGCTCCTCCCCTTTTCGGTTCTCCGTTGATGTACAGTCCCTGTTGATTTCATGTCAGGCATCCCATACAACATGAAACAAAATGTCACATCCAAGTGGCTGCAAACTTTGCAGTCCCCATTTGTCCACCCATCCTGTCATATCCCAGATGACAGGACCGCTGTCTCAGGACTTGTCAGCTCGAGAGAGACGTTCACCTTCTCGCCTACTTCAGGAGAAGGAACGTCTTCGACCACTCACACGTCAGGGATCGTGTTTTGGCCCTACCCTAACAACTATCGCACCAAGTTCGTCGAACAGAATTCCACCAAGTTCGGTTGCCTTGTCTCGGGAGTTCTCGCCGAAAGCGCGAATATCCCTAATTTCGCCTCCATGCTACCAGGGGGAGGAACAGTGCGACTTGTGTCCCTGGGGTTGCGGGTCATCTATGAAGGAACAGAGCTCAATCGCGCCGGTAAGATATTCTTGGGAACAGCCGGAATTACGTCCGGTGGCACTTCAGTCTCCACTGTCAACGCTGGAGTCTATGCCATCGAACCTCTCTCGGTCCTCACAGGAAATGTCAGACCGGAGCAAACGCTCCTCAAGTCTGTCCTCAATAACACAATCACTGCACGCATCTCGGACGGCCTTTTTGAGGCAAACTGGATCCCGGCCGGCGTTCCGTCCTACCAAGTCGCCCCGTCGAACTTGGCTTTCTCGGAGCCGTTCGCTACTCCATCGGCTAGCACGAATGTTGCGTCCTGCTTCTACAATACCGCCACAGGCGGTGCAGGCAATGAGTCCGGGCAAAACACCCTTGTCCTCATCATAGAGGGGGACATCACGGCTTCAGCGACGGTCGGAAACACTTACGCTATAGAGGCTATCACTCACTGGGAAGTAATACCAGTGAACCCTCTAGCTGTGTCGTACGACCTGACCCCGAGTTTTAGTGATTTCTCAGCTCTGAGTCGTGCAATGAACGGCATGTCTCTTACTGGGGGGTTCAAGAACGCTGGTACCGTCTCTAACCTCCGTTCTCGAGGTGTCTCAACCCCGGATTTTCGACCGCGCCAGGCGGTGGTGGCGCAAGTACGCCGTACCAAACCCGCATCTACAATCCGCAAGAAATCGCTGCCCATAAAGCAGCGAAAGAAGCAGAAAGGAGGTCGGGCTTGATGGGCATAGCTGGCGCTATCGTTGGTACTGGTACGCACGTAGTCGTTCTTGGCTCCGCTGCGTTGTACCAACGTATCCACCGACCCCCCCGTAGGAGGTTTATGGACGAGCATTAGTCATGACCTAACAAGTGGGCAACAGAGCTGAAACGGCTCGGAGTTTTGACGACCTCCCCCCATAATGTGAGTACGAGGGAGCAACTTAAGGGCTACACCCACGATAGTTGTTGTTCCGCCCGATCTAGGCAGAAAGCTTTTGCGTCCCTGCTGTCGGAGATCCTCAAGTGAGGACCGCATACTACGTCACCTCATGACGTTCGTGGCATGGCGCCACGCGGAA